TCTCCGTAAGGCGTGTCATTATCTAAGAATCTATGCCACAATCATTACCACAAATGAGCGGGGAAACTTCAATTTCTCCCCAAACATAACGGAATTTTTTGTGGCAATAACTGTATTTTTTATTTAAAAACATTTGATTACGGAGATTGAGCGTTATGCGCGTGGCAAACAGGATGACTGACAAGCGTTTGAAAGCCCTGACGGCTGACGCTTCATGCGGGATTGTCCCCGGGCTTTATGTTGGAGTCAGGAAGCTCAAGGACGGGACATATGCCCGTTATTTCCTGCTTCGGGATCGTGGTTTGAAGCGGGTCTTTACTCTCGGGAAGTATCCCGAAATGTCACTCGCTGAGGCCTTCGAGAAGGGGCTCAGATGGAGGAAACTGATAGCGGAAGGGATTGACCCATCTGAGCAGGAGAAAGCGGCCAGAGACGCGCTACGCCCCTCCCCGGCACCTCAAAAAGAGGAGGACGCACTAACCTTTGGAAAACTTATCTGGAAGTGGATTGAGTTCAACACAAAGAGGGGGAGGTGGGAAAACGCTGAAAAATCCCGCGATCTGGTTTGGGATGGCTTTTTCAGGAATCACATCCCTAAAGAAATCAGAGACTGCCCGGTTGTAGACCTGAAACCTCAGATGTTCTGTGATGCCCTGGGGGAAAAGTGGGGGACCATGATTGACACGCCCGAAAGGATCCTTAGCGACGCTAAAAGAGCGATTGATTGGGCAATACGCTCGGAGATGATCCCGCCGATGGTTAACCCGTGCCAGGTGGTGGACGGGCGTTTAGGGGATTTGCTGCCACTAAATCGACCGGAAGGCGGGCACGAGCCGGCACTGCCGCCGAAACGTATGCCGGCTTTCTTTAAGGCACTTATGCAGCTTGTCCCGGTTAGCCAGACGGCCCGCTGCCTTGCATTCGCGATCCTTACTTCAGCGCGCAACACAACAGCGCGTGAAGCAACATGGGGGGAAATCCAGCAGGATGATGATGGGAGGTGGCTGCACGTTATCCCTCGAGCCCGCATGAAGGTGAAGAGCGAAAAGATCCCCTTTGACCGCAAAACACCGCTTTGCCCAGAAGCCGTTCAGCTGCTGGAATCAGCCCCACGGGTAGGGGGATCTCCAGATTCCTATATTTTCCCCAATGTGAACAAAGGGAGAAATTCTCCTTTTTCCCGTGATTCTGTCCGGGCGCTGATTAAGCGCATGCACGATAAACAGAAAAGAATTGACGGGATTGGCTGGGTAGACCCCGATCAGTTCCATGCGAAGACCGGCAAACCCCGTATAGTGACCCTTCACGGGCTCGCGCGGGCAACTTTCAATACCTGGGCCAAGGATGCCAAGGGATACTCCCACAAGCCGTTCTCGCGCGATCTGAGAGAAAGTTGCTTGGATCACCGCAACGAGTCCTACCAGTGCGCGTACGATCGGGAGCAGGCTCTGGGTGATATGCGTGAGGTCTACGATGCTTGGGGGAAGTTTTGTTTCTCTTTGGGAAAACGCTGAGAGGGCACCACATTGGAAGTTGTTAACATCAAAATAAATCATATTTATTTGTTTAGTGGGGGTAAGAGTGATACCAGATCTGGTGACCATTGCAGGGGCACGGCGGCGCGTCCTCCCGCCGGGGAGGTATTTGGCCTCGTTAGAAGAAATTCAGGGGAAGTTTGCCCCAGATACGGACGCTAATCGGGCGAAGATCTGGCAAGGTTTCACAAATTTCTGCGGCTTAATGCGGCAATGTGTTGAGGAAATCGCCGAGATATGGATTGGAGGGAGTTTTATCACTAGCGAAGAGGAGCCTCATGATATAGACGTGGTTTTCCTGATAAAAGAAACTGTCTATACGCGCGTCTGGTCTACAGCAGAAGGGAGCTTTGCTCTTAACTTTTTGCTTAATAAATCGCCTAGAACAGACATAAAAGAAAAGTACTGTGTCGATCCATATCTTTTAGTTGTGCCCCCAACCGAAATGGGGATATCCCCCTGGGAGTATATGTACCTGTACCGTAGGGGGTATTGGGATCAGTTTTGGTCAAAGACTCGTTTTATAGACGAGAATAACAGCCGGTGGAAATACCCTCTGGCCGGATTTTTGGAGGTTGAAGTCGATGGCTACAATTAATGCCGGTGGCTTGGATGAGTTGATATCCTTGGGATTTCAGCCGGGAAAGATTTATCCGCTCCCGAAAGACCCGATGGAAGCCTCTCGTGAGAGTGTTGAAGCTTTTGTTTGCTCTCATGATAGAGGGTGTACTAAGAGCTCAGGTGGGCAAATCCATATTACTGGTCCCGCGGTGCACAGACACTCTGCTCCAATAAAAGTCGTGGGTAACCTTCTTTTGAATTTACAAGACGGTGTAGATGCAATTGGAGCAAAAATATATAACATCTTTTCAGATACTGGGGCATTGCCAAAAAGCGTGACTGATCGCACACGGTTATCAATTTCAGCGTCTCCTCTACCTGGGTCTGTTATTATTAACGTAGTCCCAGAGTATACGGAGCAAGGTAAAAGTGAGCAGGAGTTTTTAGAAGAACCGCCTCTATCCGATAGGGCGTTCAAACAACTTTTGGAATTAATAAGTTCATTCCCATCCATTGAGAAAGACCAGCGCGACTTTGTAGAGAAGATGGCGGAGTACGGCTCTCGCGTTGCCGCTGCTCTATCTAAGATTTGTGAAACAGTGGCCTCTGGGAAGATTGATATTGAAATGAAATGGGATGGAGAGAACGGAGAAACAATCTGCTCTTATATGACGCACGACTTCGCTAAAGAAATGGGACAGGTGATCGCTAACGCAGATATTAGAAATGAACAAGAAGAAATCGAGGGGTCCTTAATTACACTAACTAAGTCTAGTAAGGATAAGTTGAGAATTTTGACGGGCGAAAACGAAGAAAAAACATTTTCCTTAGGGGCTATCCCCCTGGGTTCGATTGATACCTTCCATGTAGGAGACAGGGTCAAGGTTAAAATAGAAAAGATTACTAGCAAAAAAGTTGGTGGGAAAATTAGAGAGAGCTTTACAGGGATTTCGATATCTCCCATCCCCTAACAATAGGAGCCGGAGAAATCCTTGGCTTTTTGTACCTTTACTTTAGGGGGCCCCAACGGAGCCCCTAGATAGTAATAGACTCGGCGGATTTGCTTACGAAAGCCCCACCAGGTACCTATAGCACGGCAAATCCTTTACGGCCATGTCGTGGTGGGCGAGGATTTTTCCGACCTCATTCATGTTTGCCTCGTTCATCATTTCGTAGAAGCGCGGCGCCTCTGGAGACTGGACTGCAACGAGGAGCTGATAGACAAGGTCAAGCTCCCTGCGGAAGAGATATTTTTTGTAGTAGACGAGGGTTCTGATACGTTCCATCTCGTCTCTTGAGAGCGTGATGCTGTTTTTATCTTCGAGCGCGGGGAGCTTTACCTCGCAGGTCGCGATGAAGTCGAGCGCGGTCTGAAGGTCCTCGCTTCGGATCTGGTCATACTTTGCGACCTGAAAGTGGGCATAGAGCGCGTGATAGATCGTCTGGTAAGCGACAGCGCTCTTCTTTGCGCGCGCCGAGATTGCCTTGCGGATCTGAAGCTGCTCCGCGGGGGTGAGGGTGGCTGCTGAGTAGCTCCCGGTCTTGCGGATAGCGGGGAGCACTTCACTTGTCACCCAGCGGCGAAACTTCTTGGCTTCTGGACGGCGGCTTTTGAAAATCAGAGCATAAAGACCAGACTCAGAAACGATTGAAATTTCTTGCTTCCCGCCGGGGGTGTCAATTGTATTTACACCCTTTTCGTCATCATCCAAAAGCGCAACAGAAGCACGGATATTCGAGAGTTGAAGAATCTTGCCGACATCGGCAGACGAAAACCACGGGGCACCCGAAACGAGGATAGTTCTTACGGGGGATTTCTCAAATGAGAACACAGAGAGATTAGACATAAGCATGTCTCCTAACAAGGGAATTAAATCCCTGCCACCACTACGCCAAGTGTGGCGGGCAGGCCTTGCAGGTTGGCGTACCGGTGTTAGGAGCCGGCCTCCCAAAGGGAGCCTGCAAGCCCAACCATAAAAGGTGACCTGCGCGCATAAGAAAAGCCGCATGAGGCAGCTATGCGCCTAACAGTCGGGACGCCAATCCCGCGTCCGGAATCCCGGACAGGGAAAATATAGCATATTCCATTCCAACGAATCCACTTTGTTAAAATGGTCAGCACAGACTCCTGGAGGGATCGCAATGCAAAAAATACGCGAAGAGGATTGGCTACAGACGAAGATTAATGGGGCTCTTGCGGATTATGTCCGGGCATCTGAATTTAAGCCGACTGAAGAAAGAGCCCTAACTGCCGTTACTATGGTTAAACACCTCTGGGCGATTTGTTTCTGGGGCAGTTGGATATTTTTTATTGGGTTGGGAAGTCTGCTTCTTCTTATCCTCCATCTGCACGCCACTCTTTAATCTCTCGGCATCAAGGGAAACTCACGCTGAGACTCCCGTACCGACGGATTTCACCCACTTCCTGATATCGTCTACCTTGAACCTCGTGCACTTTGGGCTGAGGCGTACGGGCTGAGGGAACGAGGGATCTTCCTTCACCTTTTTCCACACGGTGCTTTCCCCAATCGAGAGCATGGCCGCGGCTTCTTTCACATCCACCATCAGTAACCCCAGCGGGGGGATTGTTCTGCCACGCTTCCTCATTTCTCGCTCTCCTTAAGGCCTTTGCCCTCAGAGGGGAAGAAGTCCTCCGCCTGATCAATCAGAGCCTTCAACCGCTCGCACGTCTCTTTATCTTTCAGCACGTAGTCGCCCTGCAGCGTGTTAAAAGCCCCAACACGGATCAGCAGTTTCGGGTTGCCATTTCCGATTTCAATTGAGAATTTCGCTTCACACATTTTGTTCTCTCCTCTCTCCAAGATTCATGAGCTTCCTATATTGGCTGTCGACCTCCGCGAGGAATACCCGACAAGCCTCAAGCGTCCCCGCAAGATGTTCGGGGGCGGGTTCATATCTCCGGATAAAAAGCGTGAGCTCCGGATTCTTTGCCTCAAGCCGCGGGTCATAGTCAACATAGTCGCACCATTTCCTGCCAGTACAGATTAACTGCACGTCCATCTGCAGGAGGTACTCTGGAGCCGGGACTCCTGCCGCCACTCGGCGCAGATGCGTGACAGTCTGTGGGCATTTGATTTCTACAAGCCCATCCGAGCCGACCAAGCCATCCGGAGACGCTCCAAACCAAGGAATATCCGGGTGCGGGATGAAGCCCACCAGATCCACCATCTCGCCTGTAGCCGCTTCATACGCCTCGCGTGCCTCAGCTTCATGATCAATCCCCCACTGCATCGCCCAGGTCGTCCCGGAACTCTGCGCAACTCCGGTCGCCCGTTCCGCGATCAGTGTATCAATCAGATCCTGCCTGGATTTGAGCGGTTTCCCGGTCTTCGCCGATATCGCCAGCGCGTCAGCCGCGCGGGATGCCGTGAGACAGCCGCAACGGTCTGAGAACCACTTCGCAGTTCGCTGGAGTGGGTTTGCGTCTCCGTGGCTAAGTGATTCAGCCTGCATTTCCTTCTCCTCCTTCAGCAAATGCCTTTAATTTTTCGTGCTCGCCTGACGAGACGAGGCTCTTTCTCTCAGTTTGAGAGACACTCTTGAAGAAAGCTCTGTATGCTTCGAGACCGCTCATAGCGGCGTCACGGGCACGGTCCAGCAAATCTTGCGAGACCGGCGCCGCGGCTATCTCGGTTCCCTGTTCGGCGTCAGGGTCTGGCATGCCGATAACCGGGATGCAGAAGGTCTGGAACATCGCGCTCTTAAACGCGTAGCTCATCGCCTTGCCGCTTGCCTTATCGCTGCTGTCAAGCCCTTCTCCGAGCGCCTGCGCGGTAAAGGAGCTCCCGTCTTCAGTGCTTACGAAACGGTATGTAATCGTCGTCCGGACCAGGCGCTGCACACCGCCGCCCCGAGTGCTGACGGACTGCTCCGGCTCCTGGTCAATTCGCTCTGGGTAGATGATCAGATGGTGCTGATACAGAAGCGGGTTTAAAGCCGCCAGCACATCTTCAATCGAGCGGTATGAGAACCGCAGTCCTTGAGAGGATCGCTTCCCGATGCCGGCTCTGCCGAGATCGCGGGCGACTTCCAGCACCGCTTCGTATACCTTTGCTGTGCCTTCCATCTCACGCCCCCGCGATTGCGCAGATTGCCCAGTACACCCAGCCGAGCACCGTTGCCGCGCCGATGAGTGCGAGGAACAGGGCTGTACCCACGATGACGTTGTCTTTCATGTCGGTCTCCTGTTAATCGATCAGCTCGCACTCGGCGGCGGGCTTGCCATTGATATCCGCGATATCGGAGGTGATGCTGATTCGGTAGGTGTACATGAGGGCTCCTTGAATATTTCACCAAAGTGTTCTTATCTGATAAATATATTAACTTAAGTTAATCCAAAAGTAAATAGCAGAGACGCAAAAACCTCCTCTTTTAACAGAGGAGGTTAAGGGTGAAGTAAAAAAATCTTTTTTACTTCAAAGATCAAGAAGCCTCATACTTTTGACCACTCGCCCAAGAAAGCGGACATTTCTGCCATCGCCGGAATGGACTTCGAACGGCGTATAAACCGGGTTAGAGCTTATGAAAATAAGTTTCCCCGGAGCCCGTTGCACTCGCTTTATAAATAGCTCTGAATCAATGAGAACTGCATAAATTCCATCACGGATTAGAGAAGTATCGCAGGTATCTAAAAATACGGCGTCCCCGTCTTCGATGTCTGGGGACATGGAATCGCCCAGTGATGAAATGATTTTTATATTTCCCGGTTTAAAGTATGAAAAATGCCGGCTGAACCACTCGGGAGACACAAGAAGCTGGCGGATTTGAGGGATTTCTTCAAAATTCTCTATACCAGTGCCGCATGAGCCTTTTATGTCGATCAGGTCCAATTTGATGGAATTTTTTATAGCGGCGACTCCGACCCCGTCCATCAGCCACTCGGGAGAAACGTTAAGGATGCGGCACGTTTTAATGACGTCATCATATCTGGGCGCCAGCGTTGCCCCGTCTAACCATTTCTTTATCCCCGCCGGGGATAGCCCAGTAGCTCGGACTAAATCAGCAGCCAAGACACCTTTTTCTTGCATCACTTGCTTTAGGCGATCATTCCAGCTAGTCATGTTTGCCTCTCTGTAAATATTAACTCAGGTTATGCCATTTCTTTCCTTTTGTGCTTTACTTTATTATTAACTTGAGTTAAATTATTAAAGAAGAAAATTCACTTTGGTGAGAATATGACTGAGTTAGACGAAAGGCGAAAACTCGCTTTTAGGGAAATAAGAGAGGAATTCAACTCACTTACAGAGATGAGCCGCGCTTTCGGGGTTTCTTTGCCTGCGGTCTGGAAGTGGAAGAAATTCGGCATCCCAGAGAGCCGGCTTCCGTACTTCCGGCTTAAGTATCCGAAGCTTCAAGCGTGGAAAGGGCTCCCGAGAGGCTTCTAAATGCACGGCTACAAAGCGACCGATTTTGCTTGGGAGGCGCCCGTGACCTCTTCGTCTGAACGCCTGGTGATTCTTGCCTTGGCGAAGTTTTCGGACGATGCCGGACGGTGCTTCCCGTCTATAGAAAAGCTAACAGCGACTACGCACTTGAATCGCAAGACAGTTTTTTCAGCTCTGAAAGCTCTTTCCCAAAGCGGGGTAGTTTCAGCTCAAAAAAGTGAGAGAAACGCGAATCGGTACCAGCTTAATTATGCCCTCTGTCGTACCGAAAACGGTACTACCGAAAGCGGTACTACCGAAAACGGTACTACCGAAAACGGTACGGCAGTAGTACCGAAAACGGGACAACCAGTAGTACCGAATTTGGGACACGAACAGATCAGTGAACATATCAATGAACAAATCAGGGGAGAGAATCCTCTTCCTCCCCCCTCGCCTTTGGCGAAGCGGGAGGCACAGACACACCGCTTCTCGCTCTCCGAGATCCCGGATGCGTCGAAAGAGAAAACCAGAACTCATCAGGCATTCAAACCTCCGGAGCTCGGTGTCGAGCTCACCGAGTCCGCTTTCAGAGACTGGATGACGGTACGCAAGGCAAAGCACTCACCGCTCACTGAAACCGCGTGGAAGCACTTTAAAGCGCAGGTCCTCAGATCCGAGCTGAGCATCCAGCAGGCGGTAGAGCTTTGTGCGACCAAGGGATGGATTTCTATCAACGCCGAGTGGCAGGCGGTTAAGGACTATCAGGCTGAATTCGATTCTCGCTCCAGCAATGACAGGAAGGTCGATTTTGTCATCAAAGCTCTGGGGCTGACTGACAACAGGAAGGAAACTGAAAAATGACAGGCTTCAAGTACGAAGGCTCCGACGTCAAAAAAATCAGTGAGCAGCTTTTGGGGCTGGCCGATCTTCTGGACGGAAGACCCCCATCAGAAAAGGCACTGCTTCTTTGGCTTTCTTGCCTTGAAGACGAAGTCCCCGCATGGGCGGCTATCTCTGCGCTTACCGACTGGCCAAAGAGGCACAGCAAAATGCCGGCACCGGCCGACATCGTGAAGACTGCCCGGGAAATCCGAGAACGCGCTCTGGAGAAAAAGACCCACCAGGCCAGCGCCAGTGAAATTTCTGTCGCTGAAGTGCGCCCTGCGGATCCTGCCATTGCCCGGGCTGTCGACCACAGCCTTAAGGCCATCAGGGATCTGGGGGCGCGCCCGAAAGACTTTTGGGAGTGGGAGGGGATCACCGCGATTGCCGCGGGTCGTCCGCTTTCTGGGATAAAGCGGCGCTACCTCGAGACTCAGTACGGGGAGAAGCTCGGGGATCCTGCCTTCCTCAGATCCATCACGGGCAAAGTCCGGTCGAGGCTTTACCTTGAGGCTCACCTGCCGAAGCCAAGCGATGCCCTGCCCGATGAAATGTGGGGAGCTTCAGTCGTGGGCTCTGCGACTGCAGGCAGCGGGCAGCGATCTGCCGAAGAGCGCACTCAAGTATCTCGAACCCGGTTATGTGGAGGGGAAAGAATGAATGAGTGAAGACCAAAAGGCCCGAGACGAGGCCTGGCGGGCGACAATGCGGCAGATCGCAAAGGCGTACGGGATTTCAGAGGAAGGTTTTGAGGAGTTGGGCAGTATGGACAGAGGGTTGATGAAAAGAGTGAGGGAATTATCTGAGCGCCGGGCAGAGAAGGCCTGTATCAAAGGCGCCGTGGGTCCCCAGATGGATAGGTGGGGGATGGCGGCCGCCGCCATGGGGAATTCTGAGGCTGTTGCCTATCGGGAGGGCGTTTGGATCCACCACTCACTCGCTTATCCGGTTTATTTCGCGAACGTCCCGTCCGTTGGGGTGGTTGGGGCCTCGAACGTCGAGGCGCTGGTACGGCGGATCCGGTATCTCCGCTGGAAACTCAAGTTGCCGGCGCCCGGGGGCGATTCAAACGCGCCAGGAGCTTCGAAATGAGATTTTCAGTACAGAAGGGCGGCGAGGGAGAAGAGAGGGCAGGAAGGCGCCTTCTCGCCCCGGGAAACGGTGTTGAAGAGTATGGCACGGGGGATGATATTGCCCACGACTCAGACTGTGCGGTCAATAATGCCCCGGCCATGGAACCGGGACCCTGCGATTGCGGGGCACTGGCTAAACACGAGCGAAGGTATGTCGCATGGCTTTGTCAGAAGGGTTGTAAAGCGGTCTTGCGCCTCCGAATCTGTATCGCTCAACCGTTATGGCGGCAATCATCGACAACTGAAACAGGCGCCATCCGGGGACTTTCCCGTTTCTGCTTGTCCCTTCTGTTTGGTAACCGCGCAGTGCGACAGTCCCTTTGGTCGTCTCCCCCAAAAGATACGGCTCAACAACCCGGGGGCAACCACCATAGTTGAATCTGATTACCCAGCGATTTTCGATAGCGAATTT